CAAGAGTTCAAAAAGATGCAAATTCAGCAGAAGCTAGCGGCTAACCATCCCGACTTCACCCAGATTGTGCAAGATCCAGACTTTGCGAATTGGGTTAAAGCAAGTAACGTGCGCATGAGCCTTTACGCTAAAGCCGATGCTGAATACGATTATGACAGTGCAGACGAATTGCTGTCTACCTTTAAGCAGTTGAAGGCAGTTAAGACAAAGCAAGAAGAGACAGTTACCCAAGCTGCTCGTCAACAGACTTTGAAAGCTGTTTCAGTTGATACAGGCGGTACTGGTGAGTCATCTAAGAAAATCTACCGCAGAGCTGACCTTATTCAGCTAAAACTTCGTGATCCTGACCGTTACGAGCAATTACAGCCTGAGATCATGGCTGCATACGCCGAAGGTCGAGTTCGCTAAATCATAAAACTTAAACAATCTTTCTCAATTAAAGGAAAATTAAAATGGCACTCGGTACTAACCACGTAACCACCACCACAGCAGCAACGTTCATTCCAGAAGTATGGAGTGATGAAATTGTAGCTGCGTATAAGAAGAGCTTGGTTGCCGCTAACTTGGTCAAGAAGATGAGCTTCAAGGGCAAGAAGGGCGACACAGTTCACATTCCAGTTCCTACTCGCGGTACTGCTTCTGCTAAGGCTGCTTCTACTCAAGTGACTTTGATCGCCGCTTCTGAGTCTGAAGTCTCTGTGTCTATCAACAAGCACTATGAATACAGCCGCTTGATCGAGGACATCGTTGAAGCTCAAGCTTTGTCTAGCCTGCGTCAGTTCTACACTGATGATGCTGGTTACGCTTTGGGTAAGCAAGTTGACACTGATTTGATCCAGTTGGGCCGTACTTTCAACAGCGGTTCTGCTGGCGCTCGTTACAACGGTGCTTTCATCGGTGGCGATGGCTCTACAGCTTTCGACTACACTGCTAACACCAACGCTGGTAACGCTTCTGCTTTGACCTCTGCTGGTATCCGCCGCACTATCCAACGCTTGGACGACCAAGACGTGCCTATGGATAACCGCTTCTTCATCATCCCTCCTTCGGTGCGTAACACCATCTTGGGCTTGGACGAATTCACTCTGTTCAACAGCGTGGGTGAAGCAGGTTCTGCTAACAGCATCCGTAACGGCATGATTGGCGACATCTATGGTGTGCCAGTGTATGTGACTACCAACGCTGACTACGCTAACAGCGCAGTTAACGGCTCTGGTACTAACATTGGTCGTGTGTGCTTGATGGGCCACAAAGACTCTATGGTGTTGGTTGAGCAACAAGGCATCCGTTCACAAACTCAGTACAAACAAGAATACCTCGGTACTCTGTTCACTGCTGATACATTGTACGGTGTGTCTGAGTTGCGTGACTACGGCGCTGTTGCTTTGGTTGTTCCAGCCTAAGCGTAGCTAAACTGAAGGGGACTCTCAAAAGGAGTTTCCTTTGGTGTATCTACAAAAGGTAGTAAATATGGCTAAGTTTCGCTGTAAAGCAAGTGGTAATATTGTTGAGTTTACTTACGAAGTAGACATTAAGAGCACTCGTCGTAATAAAGCATATGAGGAAGTTATTTCCGTAGAGGGGGTCATCGAGACACCTGCTCAAGACGTTAAAGATGCTACGCCACAACCTACTAAGAAAGTAGGACGTCCATCAACTAAGGTAGCCACAGAGGCTAGTGAATAATGAGCGGTATCTATCGAGGCCCCGGCGGTACAGGTGACGCTACAGGCGATGCAGCCTCCGAAGCTGCGTTAGCTATTCAGAAAGCTGCTGCTGCGGCTGCTAGTGCTACCTCAGCTGCCTCTTCAGCTACTGCTGCTGCGTCAAGTGCTTCAGCAGCCTCAACAAGCGCCTCTGATGCTGCCTCTAGTGCCACAGACGCTGCCTCCAGTGCTACTGACGCTGCTTCTGAAGCCTCTAGTGCAAGCACTCACGCCACTAACGCTTCTACGTCAGCCACTAATGCTGCTACAAGCGCCACTGAAGCTGCTGATTCAGCCACTGAAGCTGCCTCAAGTGCCTCTGCTGCATCGACATCAGCAAGTAGTGCTTCCACTTCAGCTACTAATGCAGCCTCTAGTGCTTCTGCTGCGTCTACAAGTGCAAGTAACGCTTCTAGTTCCTCGTCTAGTGCTGCTACATCGGCTACCAATGCGGGAAACTCGGCAACAGCGGCTGCTTCGTCTGCCACAGATGCGGCTGCTTCAGCTTCTACGGCATCCACTCAAGCGAGCAATGCGAGCACTTCAGCAACTTTAGCTGCAAGTTCGGCATCGGCTGCGTCAACCAGTGCGACCAATGCAGCCTCTAGTGCTTCTACTGCGTCTACACAAGCCTCTAACGCTGCTTCTAGCGCCTCAGCTGCAAGCACGTCAGCCTCGAATGCTGCTACGTCTGCTACCTCAGCTGCATCGTCTGCGTCTACAGCTACGACACAAGCAAGCAACGCTAGTAGCAGTGCCTCAGCAGCGGCCACATCTGCTAGTGCAGCCTCTACATCAGCCACTAATGCAGCTAATTCAGCTACAGCGGCAGCCGCAAGTGCTACGGAAGCAGCTAACACTTTAGCTTCTACTGTGAAGCTGACAGGGGATCAGACCATTGCAGGTGTTAAGACATTCTCTAGCACTATTGTGGGGTCTATCAACGGTAACGCAGCCACTGTGACTAACGGCGTAGTTACTACAGGTTCTTACTCTAATCCAACATGGTTAACTTCTATTAACGGCGGTACTTACTAAATGGCTACAACTATCATCACTAAAAACTCAAGCACAGCTGGTGCAGCTCCAACGTCGAGTGATCTCGTACAAGGTGAATTGGCTGTAAACGTAACAGATAAGCGTCTCTACACTGAGAACGGTTCAGGTACTGTCGTTGAGCTTGGTACTAATCCTACAGCATTGACTGTTGCCAAAGGCTCAAGCAACGGTATTACGATTGGTGATACAACAACCAATAGCAACTCAGTGTTGCGTATGCAGGGTACTAGCGCAGGCAAAAACTGGCAGATCGCCAACAACTTGAACGTAGCTGGTCTTGAGTTCACGCCTTCAACTGCTGATGGTGGTACTACTTACACGACACCTGCTGTGACTATGCTGTCCAGCGGTAACTTGCTGGTGGGGACTACGAGCACTGTAAACCCAGGCGGTGTAACTGGCACATCTTCTTTTAAAACGACATCATCAAGCAAATGGGCTGGCGCTTTTGAAAACTCTGCATCTAGCTCTCCATGGGGCGTTGGCGTAGCTTATACGGGAGCTGCACCAAATGGAACATCAAATGCGTTCTTTTATGGTACTGATACTGGCGGCGATAGGTTTTTCATGAGGTCTAATGGCGGTCTCGCCAATTACAGCGCTAACAATGCAAACCTGTCTGACGAACGCACCAAGACTGACATTCAAAACGCTGGCGGTTATCTTGCAAAGATTTGCGCTATTCCTGTTCGCACATTCAAGTACAAAGACCAGACTGATGACCTGTTGAACTTGGGCGTTATTGCTCAAGAAGTCGAAGCCGTTGCGCCTGAATTGGTAGATGTGTCTGGATTTGGTGAAACACCTGAAGATGGTGTCCCATTAAAAGCAATTTACCAGACCGACTTGCAGTATGCTTTGATGAAGTGCATCCAAGAACAGCAAGCTCTCATTGTCTCGCTCACAGCCCGTATTGAAGCACTTGAGGCTGCGTAATAAAAATGTCAGACCACAGCTTAACAACAGAGACAGGAGCAGCTCTGGCAACTAAAGCAGCGCCTCCAGTGACAGTCAGTTTAGCTACTGTGGCTGGCTATCAAGTATCAGAGTTAGTTCTATGGGCTACTCTGATCTATACAACTTTGTTAATTGGACATAAAGTATACCAAATATACAAAGATATTACAGAAAATACATTAAAAAGTATTGACAGAGAGTAATAAATACTGTAGGATACGCGTCTATGGCTACTAAGAAAACACAAAAATCAGCTAAAGTGGGTAAAGTTATGGGGGAGTACAAAGAAGGTACTCTCCATAGCGGTAAAGGTGGTCCTGTCGTTAA